TTATTCTTCAACCTCAGTATCTTCCGAGTTGTTTTCTCGTCTACTTGCATCTGCCGCAGCCGCACATATCGCCATTGCATCATCAATTCTGATAGCCAACATTGTGTTGGCCTGAATATCTCTGATTGAAAAAGTTCCTGTTTCAATACTTGCAGATACATTTGCCTCGGTATTATTCATCTTAAATTTACATCCGTTTTTCTGAACTTTTGTCGTGAACTTAGTTCTCACGCAATCCGTTCTTAGTTGCACTCCATCGAGAGGACCCATTTTCGGATCCTCGTTCTTGATAATCTTATTCTCGTCCATATCGCTTATCTCCTTATCTTGGCTTTTTGAAATCTAAGCCACGACTTTATCAATTTCACTGTTACTCGTATCATCAGAACTCGTCCGGCTCATCGTAATTGTAGTCATCCCCAAACTCATCCGATAAATCTTCATCGTCCGTAGGACTGTTCTCGGACAGTCCGTAGGACACATCATCTGTTGGACCGGGAAGTGCTGAAATCTTTCTTCCTTCGAGAGCCTCTCCTTCCACAATCTCTGCATCCTCATATTTTGCATTATCTGGAGTAACGATATCATGGATACTCATTTGGTCTCTGCCTGTGATAGGGCGGAGCATCCACTCTCCCTTTTCTGTATCCCAATACATCTCCATACCATCGCAGTTCATATCGCCCTTCTGCTCATTCTTGATTTGTAGTACAGAGCCAACCTTGTGCTTAAATCTTGGAGTATAGACAACGCGTGTCTCGCCTTCGATATTTGCGTCTCTATTCTGAACTGTCTCCTGAACAAACGAGACATCGACTGTGATTCCGAGTTTTCCCTCAAGACTTCCTTTCTCTGCCATATTTGCAAGCAGTTTCTGTAATACTTGGTCTGCGTCATCTCTCAGTTTTGAGAATGTTTCGTCCTGCAAATGCAAGGACCTTTCATCAGTAAATACTTCCATCTTATTTTTCCACCTTTCCAAACTGAATGTTGTTATTTATCATAAACTCTTTTACTGCAAGGATTTGTGCCTTCGTTCCTCTGATTGTGAATGATGCTTTGTAAATTTTGATATCGGTATCCTTGTAGGCAAATGGGTCTGTGACCGTTGCGGCAGGTTTCTGTTCTTCCTGTTTTGGTTCGATTGTAGGATTTTCCCAATCTTTCTTTGTAGGTTCTGACGCATTTTCTGCTGTTTTCTGCTTTTTTTCGTGTTCTGTTGGAGTATTGGATGCCTCTGCATGTCGTATTGCCTCCTGCTCCGCTCTTTCCCTTTCTGCATCTTCTCGTGCAAGGCGTTCCTCCTCAGCCTTTCGATCTGCCTCTCGCATCCTTCCGACTTCGCTGAGAACTTTTGTCAAATCTCTGCCGTTTCTAAAATAGAAGTCTTTTGCAATTGCTCTATATTTATCCTCAATCAAAGTTTCAATCGAGCTGAGGTCTGTTCCCGTCTTATTGATTACAGATGTAATATCATCCTTGCAAGACTTAAGCGATACAGACTTATTGAGCCATTTCGGATTAAGGATCATATCAAAGGTCAGAACATCTTCCAACTCTCCGATATTTTCCTTGAAGTACCCGACGAGTTCATCTTTCTTTTCTTCTTTGATATGCTCCTCGTAAGCCGATGTCTGCTCATCAATCATTGCAATAGGCTTTTCGATGAGGGCAACCACTTCTTTAACTTCCTCCTCAAACGCATCATACGGAGCCAACAACTCCTTCTTAATTTCAATTCTTCTGTTATTGAGTGCAGTTTTCATAGAATTAAGTGCCGCTCTGTCTTTTTTGGCATCCTGCATCTGTTCATCTGTGTAGGTCAATCCCTCATACTGCTGAGTGATAGAAGTTACTGCGTGTATAATCTGCTCTTTGTTCCAACCGATTTTCTGCAAAAACTTTCCTTCATCCGGTTGGCTGATAACTAATGCTAATTCTTCCATCTAGTTTTCCTCCTCTTTTTCTGAGATATATGTTGCCTCCATATCTGCCTCGAATATTGCAAGGCATAGTGGATATTTCTTCATAGCATCTGCGAATGTCTGCCAATCCTGTGTTCCACTATACGGACCCATATGCCATCTGATAGCAAATCTTTCAATCGGTGTGAGTTTGATGTATTCCTCAATCATCATTACTGACTTCTCTCCGTGTCCGTATGGAACCTTATCGTCTACTGTGTAGAATGGAACCTGCTCCCATCTACCATCAATTTTCTTGTTTCTCATCTCAATCGTATAGTAGTGGGTTTTGCAGATGTCGTGCAGGAGTGCTGCAATCGTGATGCTCTCATCCGGAATATCTTTCAAAATATCCTTCCAAACCTCACTTCTCATCTGCTTGAGGTAAAGGTTGTGATAAACATTCAAACTATGTTCCAACAACCCTCCTTCGTGGCTACCGTGAAATCTTGTGGATGCAGGAGCGGTATAGAAATCGCTCTTTCTGATAAAATCCAAAAGACGGTCCATACCGTCACGGTTCACTTTGCTGAGGAAAAACTCAAATTTCTCAATATTTTCCTTATTTCCCATAATGTAGTCCTTTCTATAAATTTTTTATTTCCATAACATTCTCAGCACATCTTTCAAGATATAACATATCAGAGAAATGTGCGGATGTTTTTTGTAACTCATACAACATCCTCCTTTATAGTCTTTATACTGACAACTACTCTAGGTTGTTCTGAATAGAACTTCCTTACCTGCGCATCTACAACAGATGAGTCATCGTGATATGCGACCAAGTTCAGACTGTCGCATATTATCTTGCCTATATTGTCGAAGTCAGGTTTTTTTGTAGGACGGATTTTATTTGCCAACATATCCGCCCTTCTTTTCTTGCTTGTAGATTTTGGTATCTCGTAAAATGCAAATATCCTCACATCAAGCATTGCATCTTCAGGGAACATCTCTCCGTGAGCTGCCTGTTCGTAATACAACTTGACGAGGTTTTCATACTGCACCGTATTTTTGGGAGTATATGCCGTACTGAATTTTCCTCGATTAACCACCCTCGGACGCTGTTTCCCAAATGGCTTTCCGGGGATAGTAAAACGAATTTCATCCATATCTACCACCTCCTATCTTTTCCACTTCTATATACCTATCAGTAAGTCCTAAATCTATTACTTTGAACTGAGATGTGCAATCATATCACTTGTAAATCTGCCCTTCAACTAATGATTTTATCAAACCTGAGCATACAGGACATATAGCCTTTCTGACTAGAAGGTACATATCATGCTTCGTTGATGTCATCTTCTTCCTCCTCGTAAATCTTGAGGTAATAATCTAAAGTCTTTCCGGTCTTGGTTTTCTTCCTTTTTCCCGGTCCGACTGTATACCCGTTCTCGTGAAGGATTGCGGTTACTATCTTTCTATCTTCCAACTTTACTATGCTGAGTTCTGCAATCAGTTTCATCCTCATCCCTCCAATATCTTTTTAGTCTCCGCATATTGGGATGCGGCTTCTCTTTTTCTCCAAGACAATCCCGAAACCTTGATTGGATAGCACATCTCGAATATTCTGTCGTAGATACGGTTGTATCTGATGTCATCGCAATTTTTCATCTGCTCCATCGTCAAGTTCGTAGTTAGGATGATAGGCTTGTTGCTCCTGTACCTGCTGTCAATGATGTCGTACACCCTCTCAAGCGTGTAGTCGGTTCCTCTCTCTGCTCCGAGGTCGTCTATAATCAACAACTTCGACTGATTTATCTTTTCAATCTTGCCATTATCAGTATCAAATGTTCCTACTTCCTTGAGGATTTTAATGAACGAGGTCATAACCACCGATGTCCTTCTGTCTAATAGTTCGTTTGCGATAACTGCCGCAGCATAACTTTTTCCTGTGCCAACCGGACCCCATAGCAGTAACCCTTGGTTCTGATCATACATCTTGTCAAACTTTTGAATATAATTCTGAACGATGTTGAGTAACCTTGCATTGTCATCTGTTGCAGTAAATGTGGATAACCTTGCCTTTGCCAGCTTATCATCCATCAGACTGATTTTTCTGAGATTTTCTACGGCTCGCATTTCTTCGATTAGTTCCTGCTCTCTGTCATATTCTTCCTTTTCTTTCGCCCGGCAGGTACACATCACTCTGACTTTCATCTTCTTTGTGTTCCTGTCTGCGTCAAACATTGGAAAATCAATTTCTTTCTCGACAGCATCCCCACATACATAACAGTGTAGGAGACCATCTTTTCCCATAATGTCGTTTCTCTCCATAGTTACCTCCATTCTGCATATGGGTCATCGTCGTTTCCTGTCAGTTTTGCCGATGCCTCACTGTTTTTGATATAGTCTGTAAACGGTGTAGTATCTGACAGGAAGGTCTTTGGATGCTTGATAAATTTCTGCTCAGTTCTTTCGTTGATTGTATTTGTTTTATAATTCTGAGCAGCCTGCAATAATTCAGCAGGAGACCAACCATCTTTCAACCTTGTCATATACTTCTTGTAGGCATCGCCTTTACCAACCTTTCGAGGATATACAGACCACCACTCCTCAAAATCCGTTGAATATCCCTCATCCTTGCTTTTTTCAGCCTTTGATTGTGGAGTGCTGATAACAGACTCCTCCTTTTTTGTAGGTGGCGATTTCTGATTTTCTCTTTCAACCTTCTTTTTCGCTCTTTCTTTTCGCTTTCTGTCTGCGTCAGCCTCTCTCTTTTGCATTGCTTTATACCATTGTTCCTGCCATTCTCCCCAATCGTGGAGATATAGGTCAGTGTCAAAATCAATCCATTGAGTTTCTATGAGAGTATCTACTGCCTTGAGAGGTTCAATCTGATTGCTTATACCAATGTTCAATACCTTGGCAACATCTTCTTTCGTGGCTCCTACTATCTTGCCCTCGCAATCAGCATTATTTATGCCCCAAAGCCACAGGCTAATAAGCATCCCAAGAGCCTCATTTTGACTACAATCTAATTCTTTAGCGAGAGTTCTGAGTTTGCCACCTATCACTTGTTCGTGAACGCTTATCCACGCCATTGATAGATACCTCCTCTTAAATTCCGGCGGTTAAGTCCAAAATGGAAATCGGTGCTTTCAAGACACGATGATGGCGACAACAATCACATAATTCACATCTATCCGGCTCCTTATCTCCATTCTTAACCTGCAAAATTCTATTGATATTTGCTCCGACCAAAGCCATAGCCTCATCAAGGTAGTTCTGAGTAATCTGAATGATGCGGATGTCCGGCTCGTCCTGTTTCGTCGCTGCTGCGATGTAGAACGGTAATTTCTTGCCTGTGTTGAGTTCTACAACCTTCTGATAAATCGCACCTTGGATGTCGTATCCCCAATATCTAACGAAATCGAGATATCCGAGGTCTTTTACCCATTTCAATTCTGTGATAGATGCCATAACTTTGAGGTCTACGATTGCAACTCCTTCGATGTACGAGTCAATCTTGATTTTCCAATCGCACCCGAAAATATTTGCAGTCATAATCTTCTGCTTTTCTCCCGACATAAACTTCATAAAGTAAGCATCTCTCTCAATACGAGCAATGATTTCCTCCGCTTTCTTATACGATGCCTTCAACTCGCCTTTCTGAGTGAAAATGTCCGGATTTTTCTTCTTAAATTCCGAGAGCGAACCCTCAAAGTATGAGTCAACATAACTTCCAACCAACAATGGAGTGGTCGGTTCGGGGCTCCATCTCCCTTCCATCTTCTCCATAGCCTCGAACTCGCAAGCCATCTTCCCATATGTGCCTGCAAAATCCTTGAACTGTGATACGGACATATAGGCTTTATTCGCCTCTTTTCCGTAATAATTTTTAGCCGTTAATTCCATAATGTCTCCTTCCTGTTACTGAGTAATGTCAATTTCTTCCGGTTCCTCGGCACTTCCCGATGCCTCGACAACTTTATCCTCAATCTGAGCAAATGGGTCCTCAGCCTCAATTACATCAGGCTGATTATCTCCATATTCCTCATTTCCATCCTCATCGAATGTCTTTTGGTCGTCTGTAATCGCCCTCTGCATCTCAATTGACAGGATGCCCCACTTGCTGAGCAACAACTTGATGACTGTTTTCTTTGCCATTGCATCAAAATTGGTGGACCAGTTACTGTTCTGATTGTTATAATTCAAATCGTTCCTGTATGACTGCGAATACTTCTTGGCGTGGTTGAGGACTTCATTTTTACTCATATAAAGTTCCTTGGTAAAGCCTGTTCCGAGTCTGAACCAACCGTAATAGCCAACAATTTTGTCTGTCTCTCCGTTCTCTCTCTGATGAGTCTGACTAAAATCCGTTACAAATTCGCACTCTCCAGTAATCGGGTTGTAAGACAGGATTTCATCTTCGTAAACCTCAGAGCAATTCATCTTCTCGTACTGACCTGTTCTGATTGCCAACTGAACAAATCCTTTGTACATCATCTGAAACTGTGCAAGATCCTTGCTCTCCCATTCCTTTGTCTGCGGATTTTTAAACCTTTTCTTATACGGAACAAGTGCCGCAAATCCCAAGTTACTGTCGATTGGCAAATCAAATGATGCTGCCACAAACGATGCTGCCATAATACTATTTGCATCGCAGGCCTTTAACTGTGGAGAGGCTGATACAACATTCACGATGGATGCCATAAACTGAGGTGCTTTCTTTCCAAGCACATCCGAAAATCTTTTTTTGACATTATCGTCTCCGAGCAGCATCTTGACCTGCTGAACAGGACCGACTTTCCCCTCTGTCTGTTTTGCTAACTGCGTATTTTCTGCCACTTTCTTTTCCTCCTTTAAGCTACGGAGAATTTTTCTCCGAGTAATTCTAAAATTTCTGATGAGATTTTCTCATCCATACACTCTTTGCAAATCGCACCTTTCCCGGTGTCAAAATATTCATCTTCCTCGAATATCCCTTCTCCGCACTCATCACACCTCATAACAGGTTTGGGTTCCGGTGCATTGGGGCATCTTGAATTGCAGGGATACTGTCTACACAATTCACACATCATCAACACCTTCCTTCTTCATCATTCGTAGCATCGTTGTTGCGTTGATTGATAATCTAAAGAGATAATTCCTTACCTCGTCGGGATATAGTAGGTCGATGTATTCCTCCGGTTTTTCTACCTTTGCTACTTCCATTTTTCTGAGACAGTGACGATAGATTTCCTCCGCTATCTCATCCGGAATATCAATTCCTTTATCTTTGTATTCTTCGACAACTTTTTTCAATCTTTCCGGCATCCTCGTCCTCCTCTCTGAATACTCTAATCCGCTCATTACGCCGCATCGACATTATCTGTTTTCTTGTCATCGTTTTCTCCTTTGAATGGCTGAGTAAATAGTCCAAGGTTCACGCCTGCGGATGCCTCTACTGCCATCTCGAACTCCTCGTCGTTTTTAATCCCATATTCCTCTCTGAGGATTTTTCTTAAATCAGCAGCATCCACTTTTACCACCTATCCTTTCAAAGCCTTTTCTCCTGCCAATTTCAATTCGCTTATTGCGAGCGAGAGTTGGTCTAACTGTTCCAAAATTTCTTTCAGTACAGGTTTCTCATCTTCTGAGATGACCCCATCTGCTGCTATGTCTACAAGCATCTCTTTTATTCCTTTTATCTTGTCTGAGTTAAATTCACGAATAATTCTTAATGCAATGCCCTCTATTCCATTTATCCGCGTGGCTATGGAAAAATTCTTCCCAATAGGACATTCATGCTTGCAATATCCAGTTCTCAGTTCCGGGCGATTATATAAATCACTCATTAGTACCACTTTGTCCACTGGAACAAACTTCGTTATTCCCAATTCGTAATCTGCCAAGGTGGATGAGGAGATACCTAACAACTCTGCCGCTTTTTCACGGCTAGATAGAGCCTCATTGTATTCTGCCGCCTCTTTTCTTGCACGAAAGTACACATTTTGATTGTCTTTCGTACCGCCAATTCCCATTTTCGTTGTCCTCCTTTTGGGTTACAATGTATTTAACTTAGTGAGCAGGCAGTTTCTTCGATGTTCAGTACATCGCTGATTGCCTTTACCGCCTGTTCTGAATATGCTCTGCCGTTGACGATAGCCGATGTATACTCTCTTGTCAGTCCAACTTTATCTGCCAACTCCGCAACTGTCATATCGAGTTGGATGAGCCTGATTTTCGCCTGCTTACACCACGGCGATAATGCCCTTGCCATATATTCTGCCTCCTTCCTATCACGCATTTGTAATTTACATTTCGATAGAACGGTGGTAAAATAGAAATGTATTGTGCCTAGCGTTAGACTAATGCGTGACATATTTGCTTAACTGAATGTATTAGTGATTTGTAATTTACATCTACATTCTAATTGGAATGTTCCAATTTGTCAATAGTTAATCTTGGAATTTCCGTAATTATTTTTGGAGGGTCTAAAATGACGATTGTAGACAGACTTATAGGTCTTATGGACGAACGGAACTTAAAACCCGCTCAAATGACACGAGAACTCGGCATTTCGGGTTCATCTTTTACTGATTGGAAAAAGGGCAAAGGCAGTCCTTCCCTTGAAATTGTCGTGAAATTCGCTGATTACTTCAATGTTTCACTCGATTACTTAGTCCGTGGAGAGGATTTCAAACATTCATCATCTAATAATTTTTTGGATTTTTCCAATACAAGAGAACATCAATGCTTGAAGAAGTTTAGAAAACTCACTCCGGACTTGCAGGATAAACTTCTCATATATGCAGACGGAATGATTGCTGCTACGCCATCTGACGATGTAGAAGTTGAAAAAAGATTATCTGTATAGATGGTTACAGGAAACGAGGTGGCAGAAATGCAATACGCAGGAACAGAACATTTCCTTGCAAATGGCGAGGAGATAGAAATAACGATGAATGATTTTTTGCGATGGTCCTATCCAAACTTTCTGACATCTGAACGAAGGAACGCCTTATCTTTATTTGTCGTAGCATCGTCACTTGGACTGTCCGAGGATTGCCCTTCGGACACGATGGTTTGGAAACCTTACGACATTCTTACAGGAGACGGATACAGATTGCAGGTATCTTCTGCATCTTATTTGCAATCAATGGACGAGGAACATCCGGATTTCATTTTATTCGAGGTATTAAAACCTTGGGATGCTGATGCCTTTATCTTCTGTCTTTATAAAGGTTCGGCTGCATCCCAAAATCCTCTCAATCTTGACTTATGGGATTTTTTCGTGATTTCTTCTAAATCTTTGATGCAGGATAGCGACAACCGGAAGTCTATTACCTTACCTAGATTGCAGGAGTTAGGCGTATGGCAATGCGATTATTTCGGTATAGCTGATGGAATACAAAAAGTAATGGATGTCTGATACCTCGGACATCCGTTTTTAGATTGGAGATATGTATATGAAACGAACTGAACAGGCTCCTGCCTCTACCAACAGGGTTGCCATCTATGTCAGAGTCTCTACGACTTATCAGATTGACAGAGACTCTCTCCCTATGCAAAGGCAGGACTTGATTGCTTATGCGAAACTTATGCTGAATACGGACGATTATGTGATTTTCGAGGATGCAGGATATTCCGGGAAAAATACAGACCGGCCAAAATTTCAAGAGATGATGTCTCAGATGCGGCAGGGCGCATTTTCCCATCTTCTCGTATGGAAGATTGACCGCATCTCTCGTAACCTTTTGGACTTTGCGACAATGTATAAAGAATTAAAGGAACTTGGCGTTGTTTTTGTGTCGAAGAGCGAACAGTTTGACACATCTACTGCTATGGGCGAGGCTATGCTCAAAATCATTCTCGTATTCGCAGAATTGGAACGAAATATGACATCTGAGCGTGTGACTGCGACAATGATTTCTCGTGCATCAAACGGACAATGGAACGGAGGTAGAATACCATACGGATACGATTACGACAGTGAAACGAAGGAATTTTCGATAAATGATACCGAGGCAGAGGTCGTCCATCTCATTCACGATGCCTACGAAGAAATGCGTTCTTTGGTTCGGGAGTCTCGTATGCTGAACGAAAAAGGTCTGAGAACTCGTGCCGGAAATCTTTGGAACCCTGTATCTCTATATATCATTCTTCACAATGTTTTTTACTGCGGAGATTACAGGTACAACGTTCTTAAAGAAGGCGACAGGCAAAAAGTAAAGGATGAGTCAGAATGGATAATCTATTCCGACCATCACATTCCAATCATATCAAGAGAACAAAAAGAGCGAGTCATCTCCATTTTGGATACGAACAAAAGACTTGACCGCAAACGGAACACATATAACTCTGAGAAGTATGTCCATATCTTCGCAGGACTTCTTTACTGTGGCAACTGCGGCAAGCATATGGGGGCGTCTCCCGCCGCATCGAAGAAGGATTGGAGTTATTCAAAATACACCTGTCCTACTCGGAGGAAACTTTCTACCGCCTGTGACGGCAAGTTTACATCCGACCCAATCGTCGGAGAGTTTGTTTTCAACTATATTCTTAATATGCTTAATGCTCAAAACCGCTTTGATAATATTCATTCTCCGATAGAGTTGCAGGATGCTTTGCTCAAGGGTAATACATTTTCATATATAGGCAGTATAGAGCAGGATGGTCTTAACGACCTATTCAATATGCTTGCATCCGGTAAAGTGAAGGGAGCCGTCTTTGGCAAGTCGGCAAAGGTCAAAAAGAAAAAAGTTATTTCCGAACTCACTAGACTCAGAAACGAAAAGCAAAAGATAGAGAGAGCCATAGACAGGTTGACAAATCTCTACCTGTATTCTGAGGATGCTATGTCAGAGTCAGAGTTCATCATACAAAAATCAAAACTGACCGAAACTTTGGATGAAATAAACGACCAAATAGGATTTTCAAACTCAGACGAATGGAACCAATCTGTCTCCGACGAAGAATTTGTCCGTAGGGCATCTGAATTTATCATCGCACAAAAACTTACTGACCGCAATTACATTTCATACAAGCGATTGGCAATTTCAGTTGATAATGCCGTCATAAAATCATTCGTTCAAGGCACTTTAGACAGCATTATAATGGATGCTGGGAAAGTTAAACAAATCATATTCAAGAACGGTCTATCCAACACATTCATCTTCAAATAGAAAAAGCCGGGGCATTTCCGCTCCGGCTCTTTTGCTAAGGATATTTGTGACACTACCACATTATGCTGATACCTGTCTGCCTTCCTCGAAGATTGTAGCAACCCAATATCCGTACTTGCTATGTCTTTCCTTGTTGGCTGTTGTCTTGATGACTACTGTTCTCTTTCCATTGCTCATCACGTATACTGTTGACTGCTTGGTCTCGCTCAATTTCTGTGCTGCTTGCAAGTTTGCCATTGCCTCGTCCTCGTTTATACTGTCAGTAGGTTCATTCTGTGCCTTTTTACTCTCTACTCTCTTTCTTGTATAGGCTTTCTCAGAAACAATCTTGTAATACTCGCCATACTGATTTCTGAGTTCTTTCAATTCAACCTTGAGGTAGTTGTTCTCTCCTATCTTGACATCTGCTGTGACGATGTTTCCATCTTTCTCAACTCCATACACATTTTCTACCTTGACTTCCAACTTCTTTTCGATTGTAGCTATGATTTTTTCTTCCATATCTGATAACCTCCTGTTTGGCTTATTGGTTTGTTTTATCTTTACTTTACGATAGCATAGCCTGCCGCCATTGCAAGTGTTTTCCCACATTTTTACAGATATTTTTACCAAACAAAAATGCCAACACCCCGCAGGGCATCAGCATCTTTATCATTTCATCTCCTAATGACGAAATTGGAGCCAACGATGATGAAATTGAAAATCTTACAAAAGTGGAATTTTGTGTCAAATTATCAGCATAGCATCCCCAAACGAAAAGAACCTATACTTTTCTTTGACAGCAGTTTCATAAGCAGCAAGTACATTTTCTTTTCCTGCAAATGCAGAAACCAGCATAACCAGGGTGGACTCAGGCAGGTGGAAGTTAGTTATAAGCCCATCCATAACCTTAAACTTATATCCGGGATAGATGAATATATCTGTTTCACCTGTCTTTGCTTTCATATAGCCATTCTCATCTGCAACCGACTCTATGGTTCTGCAGCTAGTAGTACCTACGCAGATTACTCTTCCACCGTTTCTTTTTGTTTCATTAATAATGTCAGCTGCCTCAGCGTTTACTTCATACCATTCAGTGTGCATGTGATGATTGTTTACATCATCTACCTTAACAGGTCTGAAGGTTCCAAGTCCGACATGCAAAGTAATACTCGCTATCTTAATTCCCTTTTCTTCTATTTTATTAAGAAGCTCTTTGGTAAAATGAAGTCCTGCTGTTGGAGCTGCGGCAGAACCATCAAACTTAGCATAGACAGTCTGATACATTTCTTTGTCTTCAAGCTTATGTGTGATATATGGAGGAAGAGGCATTTCTCCGAGAGAATCAAGTATTTCTTCAAATATCCCTTCATAGTGGAATATTACTAATCTGTTTCCTTCTTCCACAACTTCAAGAACTTCCGCTCTAAGCCTTCCATCGCCAAAAGTAATCTTAGCACCTGGCTTTAACTTCTTACCGGGCTTTACTAAGGTTTCCCACACGTCATTTGCCCTTCTCTTAAGCAGCAAGACCTCAACCTTGCCTCCTGTGCCTTCCTTTTCGCCTATAAGTCTTGCGGGAATAACTCTTGTATTATTGATAACCAGGCAGTCTCCCTTATTTAGATAATCTATGACATCGCTAAATATCTTATGTTTAACTGCTCCTGTCTTCCTATCAAGAACCAAAAGCCTGGAGGCCGTCCTGTCCTCCAGTGGATCCTGTGCTATAAGTTCTTCAGGCAAATCATAATAAAAATCACTGGTTTTCAT